ATGGAGGCCAAATAAAAAATGGAAGCACAACAGCAAATTGATAGCACTGAACAGGAAGTTCAGACAGCAGATGAGCCAAATACACCGACACTAAAAGAAACATTGCAGGCAGCAATGCAAGGTGAGGATACTTTACCAGAAGCACCTGCCGAAAAAATGGAAGAGGTGGTAAAGGAAGAAGAGCAACCAGAAGAGACAGAAGAGGCTGTAGAAGAAGAACAGGTAGAAGAAAAAGAAGCACCTGTATTAGAAGCTCTTACTGCACCGAAACACTGGCCCAAGGAAGAACAAGAGATATTTAATGCGTGGGATGCAAACGTAAAGCATCAGGTCATGGATCGTTATAAAGCGATGGAAGGTGATTACACCAAAAAGACACAGGCATTAGCAAAGTATAAAAAACGAAATGAATCGTTAGATGAGATTTACGGCCCTTTCAAGGATGACTTTCAAAGGGCAGGCATGGATGAAGTCGCAGCAACAAGACAGTTACTGGCGGCACACAAGTATTTGAGGGAAGACCCACAGCAAGCACTACGATGGCTTGCCAAGTCTTATGGTGTTGATCTAACAGCAGTCAATGATGACACAGCTACAGAAGATGAATACGCAGACCCACAAATGAAAGCAATGCAACAGCAAATAGCCCAGTTGCAAGGCACAATAACTAATCAACAGCAACAAGCACAGAATATGCAGAAGCAGGAAGTGCAAGCTATGATTGACAACTTTCAAACAGCGAAAGATGCAGATGGTAATTTAAAACATCCACATTTTGACGTTGTGCAAAACCAGATGTCAGGTTTGATAAGCTCTGGTGTTGCGAAAGATATTGCATCTGCCTACGATATGGCAGTTTATGCAAACCCAGAAACAAGGGCAAAAGTCCTTGATGAGCAGGTCAAGAAAACGACTAAGCAGGAGGTGAAAGCCGAAGCAGTCCAGAAGGCCAAAAAGCAGCAAAGGGTTAATGTCAAAGGTAGCGGTACACCAAGCAATTCAGCAATTCCCAGTGGTATGACGTTGAACGAAACAATTAAATTTTCAATGAAACAACTACAAAAGGGGTAAATTATGACAAGTCCAAATTTGTCAGAAATTATCACAACAACTTTAAGGAATCGATCAAAATCTCTTTCAGATAACGTGTCGAATCACAATCCTCTTCTTAACAGAATGAGAGAGCGTGGCAATTTGACACAGGTAACTGGTAGAGACATTGTTAGAGAGCTTGAGTATGCTGATAATTCAACAGTGTCCTTCTATAATGGATACGAAATCTTAGACACATCGCCAACTGATGTATTAACAGCGGCAGTGTTTGATTACAAACAGCTTGCAGGAAATGTAACAATTTCTGGGCGTGAGCAAATTCAGAACAGTGGCGAACAGCAACTGATAAATCTTCTTGAAGCAAGAATTGGAAACCTTGAGAGATCAATGGAAAACAGTTTGGCTACAAGTTTATTTTCTGATGGAACAGGAAGTAGTTCTAAGGAAATCGGTGGCTTGCAACTTGTTGTAGCTGATGCAGGCACAGGAACAGTAGGGGGTATCAACTCATCTACTTACAGTTTCTGGCAGAACAAACAGACTACAGCAACCAGTAATGCATTTAGTACAACTAACATTCAGTCTGATATGAATAGTATTTATATTCAGCTTGTTCGTGGCACAGATGCACCTGATTTAGTTATTGCAGGTTCAACACCTTATACAACTTTCTTAGCCACTCTACAGACTCTGCAAAGAGTAGCAGATAGTAGATTAGCCGATCTTGGCTTTACTGCGGTCAAATATCTCAACTCAGATGTTGTTTATGACAGCAACTGTGATGCAAGCAGAATGTACTTTCTTAATACTAATTATTTAAGATTGGAAACTGCGGCAGGTAGAGACTTTGTACCTGGTGATGCGAAAGAATCAATCAACCAAGATGCGACTGTAGTTCCTGTATTTTGGAGTGGTGCGTTAAGCTGCTCTAACAGAAGCTTACAGGGCGTACTTCATACATAGGAGGGTAGAATGAGTTATATTCCAGTATTAGGAATCGAACCAACATCTGTAAGTGACTCTGCTGAGTTTTTATTAGGTCAGCATGGTGCAGTAGTTGGCTCTCCTGCTAAAGTCTATAAGTATGTGCAGTACGACACTGGTTCAGCAGGAACAGCAGCAGTAGCAGGTGAAGTAGCCTATTACTATACGTTAGATGGCTACAAGCTTAACCAGGTTACGTCTGATCTTTCTGATTCAATTGAAATCGGAGCAGGTGTTCTACAGGCTGTTATGACTGATGGACAATTTGGTTGGATACAGATTAGAGGTGCAGCCACATTGACTATTGCATTAACGGCAGGAGCAGATGGTGACCCATTAACGCCAACAGGTTCGGCTGATGGTACACTTGATGTAAGTTCTGCGGCTACTGATAACGTATGTGCAATCGCAGGTGACATCTCAGATAAGGAAATTGTCTGTACATTTCCAGACTGATAAAGGGGAACGGCTATGAGTATAGTACCAGTTTTAGGTATTGATCCGACACAGGTGCATGATAAACGACAGTTTCGTTTAGGTCAGCTTGGAGCAGTTATAGGACAACCAACAAAACTTTATAAATATGTTTCTTTTGTTGGTTTGTTTGTCTCTGGAAGTGCAGGTGATGTTTGCTTTTACAGTGGTAGAGATGGTTACAACGGTAGTTTGGTTACCCCTGATATTTCAGCCGCACAAATTAAAGTCGGAGCAGGTGTTTTACAAGCAACAGTTGCAACTTTTTCTTTTGACTTTTGTTGGATTCAAATTCGAGGGCCTGCAACTTTGTCAACGGCTTTGACAGCAGGTGCGGATGGAGACCCTTTAACTGCGGAAGGAGCAGGTGATAAAACTTTAGATGTTGCTGCAAGTTTTACAGATAATATCTGTGCCATAGCTTGTGATGCCTCAGATAAAGAAATCATCTGTATGTTTCCTTACTAAAAAAAAATTATGAGGGGCAGGGCAACTTGCCTCTTTTACTAACTTTATGGAGTTTAAATTGAAAGTACAGTTTTACAAAAAAATGTTTAATGGTGAAATGCGAGATTTCGCAAGAATACCAGTGACAGATACAAAAGATATTTTAGAAACACCTGTGAGGGCAAGTGACGTTCAGCGTTTTCCGAAACAGTGGGCAGAGTATCAAAAAAATAAAGACAAAAAACCAGTTACAAAAAAGGTAGATTTACCTGGATTAGCAGAGGATCAAAGAATTGAATTGGAACTTAAAGGCATTAAAACGGCTGAAGATTTGGCTAATGCAAAAACTACAGTATTGCAAGGCATGGGTAATATCTATGTTACATTACAGGAAATTGCCAAGCTTCATGTTAAAGCAAATGAAAAATCAAAATCCACCTCTAAAGCATCAGAAGAAAAAAAAGAAGAGTAAAAAATGACAATTTTAAGTATGTGCCAGAATGTTGCTGATTTCACAGGCTTTGAAAGACCGACAACTGTTATATCTAATACAGACCCTATAGCAAGACAGCTTTTAGCACTTGCACAAAGAGAAGGTAAGCAGTTGATGCGTGTAACTGATTGGGCAATACTTAAAAAAGAACACACATTTTCTACATCTAACGGTACAGCCGCTTATGCACTGCCAAGTGATTTTGACAGATTGGTTTTAGAAACATCATACAACAGATCAGATAATGATATACTGACAGGCCCTATAAGCAGTTCAGAATATCAACTGGTTAATCATGGTATGGCAACCACAGGTACAACAGAAAAGTTTAGATTAAAAGCTGCATCAAATGCTTTGAAGTTTGAACTAGACCCTACACCATCATCAACACAGACTATTGGCTTTGAATATGTATCAACACAGTTCTGTCAATCATCTGGTGGTAGTGGACAGGCAGTTTGGACAGCAGACACAGATACAGGCATACTTGATGAAACAACTATGGAAATGGGTATTACATGGCGTTTTAAAGCAGCACACGGCTTAGAATATGGTGAAGATTATAAACAATATCAGTTAGAGGTAAGACAAGCCGTAGCAAGAAATGGCTCTTCACCTGTACTGCAATTAGATGATGCAAGAAAACTCATTGTAGGGCCATATCAATCTGATGGTAATTACGGCCTAAGTTAATGTTGCAACCACTTAGAACAGCAAACAGATTTAAGGTAAAATCTACATCAGTACCTGCTCCTATTGGCGGTTTAAACAGCCGTGACTCTGTTGATAATATGCAGCCTCTTGATGCAATAACATTAACAAATATGTTTCCTACAGTGGGAAAAATTACACTCAGAGATGGTTACTCATCATTTTGTAGCGGTGTTGGATCAGGGGATGTTGAAACACTGGCTGAACATAATGCAGGAAGTAATAGACAGCTATTAGCAGTTGGTTCAAATGGTACATTGTATCAAATAAATACTGGCTCTGCCGTATCAAAGAAAACAGGTCTGTCAAACGGCAGATTTCAGACAGCAGCAT